CTTCCGGCACGTAGTAGCCCTTGGCCGTTGCGAGGGTACCGCCACTTACGACGGTTGGAACGTAGGGCAGGTATTCGCAAAGCACCAAAGCCGGTTAAAGGTTCTTGCTACCGGTAATTCCTTCGTAATGGTAGACGTATTCGACGATACCACCGTAGAAGTAGAAGCACGGGATAACGCGAAGATTTGCGTAAACCACTACGGCGGGAACTTGACGACTACCACCGGCGACGGCGAAGGTAACGCGATAATAAAAGTTATTCGAAAAACGACTAAAACGTATTGATATGGCAGACGAAAGTAACATTATCCTAAATATGCCCTTCGATGAAGCGGCCGGTTCTACCATTGCTTACGATTACAGCAAGACACGGGCGGACGGTACGGTAGTAGAAGCAGATTTTACCGGCGGAAAGCAAGGCAATTGTATAAAGTTCGACGGTAACGGGCATTGCGATATAGACAAAAACGTAATTCCCCTTACCGGGAACTTTACCCTGCTTGCCTGGTTGAAGCGTTCAGCCTTCCCGGACGGCTTTACAGGTAAGCGTATCGGATTCTTTGCCCGCTGGGAAGCCATAGAAGGTTATACGGAAGCGTGGTTTAACCTTGCGGCCGATACTTGGGGCTATTGGGCTATCGTCAAAGAGGGCCTAACAATCCGCATTTACCTTGATACGGCATTGGTGCAGACCATTACGCTACCCGCCCAGCCTACCGGTTTCGCTATCCTGCAAGACATCTATACGACCGCCAACGGGTACGGTTGTATCGACGAAGTTAAGGTATATAATACCGCCTTGCCGCAGGAAGAAATTACCGAAAGTATTGCTACGGTGGCGCAATTGGCTTACAGTATAGACGGAACCGATTTTAAGGCTTGGGATATTTATGTAAGCGAAAGTAACGGCCTTCTTGACCGTCCCAAAATGAAAACCCCGGTTTCCGTTGATTGGCCGGATTATCACGGGGAGATAGTAGACCTTGAAAACAAGATACTGCAACCCCGCGAAATAGCCCTTAATTGCTTTATGAAAGCGAACGGGAAGGTAGACTTTGTTACGAAGCTAAACGACTTCTTGGACGTATTCAACCGGCCCAACACCCAGCGGCTTATGGTAGATATACACCCTACGAAACCGTTGCTTTACGAAGTCTATAACGAGAACGGGGTAGCCATTAACAAACGTTGGAACGACGACCTTATGGTAGGAACCTTTACCTTGAAATTGAAGGAACCCGACCCGGTAAAGCGTATCGTACGGCACCAGCGTTTAAGCAATGATACGAAAACGCTAACGATTACCCTAACCAGCAAGAAGGCGGTTACTATCTTTTGGGGCGACGGAACCCAAACGAACGACGTTTACGGAACCGACGTAACAGCGAGTCACGAATACACGACCGACGGAATTTTTTACGCCATTGTCGCCGGAGTTATCGAAGAAATAGAAAGTTTCACTACTAACGGTATTATCGTATGGAACAAATTATAGTAAGACACCCGGACGGGACTACGGCCCTATTGACTTCGCGGGCGCGTAAGTCCGGAGTTACCAAGGCCGAACAAAGTATTACGCTGTTAGGGGCGGATACGGTGGCGATAACCGTAAAAAGTGCCACGCCCTTAACCTTCCACTTGGGCGACCAAATAGACGTTTACGGGAAGACTTATACCCTTAACCAGCTTCCGGGCATTAAGAAGACCGGAAACCGGAATTTCGAATATACCCTTACTTTCGAAGGCGTACAGTACGAGTTAATCGACGTGCAATTTTTGTTACCGGACGATACCGTATTAGATAGCTTTACGGGCGATTTAGAAGACTTCTTAGGTATTCTTATCGGGAACCTTACCCGCGTATATCCGGGTAAATGGGTGTTAGGCGTTTATCCGGCCAATACGGAGTATAAAACGCTTACCTATACGGAAAAGAATTGTTTGGAAGTGTTGCAAGACCTTTGCGAACAGTACAGCACCGAATTTGAGATTACCCAAGCTAACGGCGTTCGTACGCTCAATATCAAAACGGCCGGGGTAAACTTCCCCTATACCTTCCGGTACGGACGTACCGGCGGGCTTTACGAATTAACGCGCCAAAACATCAATTCCAAGAACGTAGTTACCCGGCTATACGTCTACGGCGGTAGTAGCAACCTTGGGGACAAATACCGTTATACCCGTCTTTGTCTTCCGGGCAAAGCTAAAAACGCTTCCTACATCGAGGACGCGGCCGCTATTGCGGCTTACGGGTTGAAGGAGAATACAAAGATATTCGACGACATCAGACCCGAACGCTACGGCGAAGTAACAGCCGCCGGAAGCGCGTATTATGCTTTTAAGGACGCTACTATGAACTTCGACCTTAACGAAAAGGATAGCGCGGGTAATACAAAGTGGCTTATCGACGGAGCTACTGCAAAGGTAAAGTTCACTACCGGAAACTTGGCCGGCTATGAATTTGACATACACAAGTACGACCACGCGACGAAGGAAATACAGGTAGTACCGTTCACGGACGAAAACGGCATGAAGTTCCCCAGCGAAACAAGTGCGGCGTTTCAGTTCGGCGTAGGCGATAAGTATTTCTTCACGGATATAAATTTGCCGGACACTTACAAGACCGACGCGGAAAACAAACTCCTTGCGGAAGGCAACAAGGCAATAACCGAATACAGCCAGCCGCAAGTACAGTACGGGTTAAGTATCGACGAAAATTTTATACGTCAGTTCGCCGGCGAACTGACCGTAGTAAACCTTTTTGCCGTCGGCGATTATATCCCAGTGGAAGATGAAGACATAGGCGTAAACAAATCGGTACGAATTACGGCCTTTACGCGCGATTTGCTGCGGGAATACAAGTATAATATAACCTTGGGCGACAGCGTAACCAAAACGACGATAACCCGCGTTATCGAAGACTTGCAGAAAATCGACAATGTTATAGAGATAAACGACCTTGCCGACCCGTCGAAGGCCCGCCGCAATTGGAAAGCCAGCCAAGAAGTATTAGCTAATGTTTTCGACCCCGAAGGACACTATTACAGCGAGAAGATAAAGCCGCTTTCGATTGAAACGACCATGTTAGCCACCGGCGCACGTTCCCAGCAGTTCGTATTACAGAACACCCGCTTTGAACCGAACTACGAAGGGAATCCCAATACGGTAAAGGTGGTAGGCGGTACGTTGGTTCACTATACGATAGCGGAAACCGTAAAAAGTTGGCAGCTAAATACGGCCACCTTTTCGAACCTTGTAAGCGGAACGGTCTATTACATATACGCCCGTTGCCAAAAGACAGGAACGGCCGGAAACATCGTTTTCGACACAGTACAGCGAGCGGTAGACGGCGACCCTACATATTATTATTTCTTGATAGGGAGCCTTAGCAGCGTGATAACCGATACCGACGGGAACCGGCCGGCGCGTCTTATCGCCCTAACTTATGGCGCAACGACAATTAACGGTCGTTTCCTTGCTACGGGGCGGATTCAAAGTGGCGACGGACAAACTTATTTCGACTTAGACGCCGGAGAGATTGGGGGGAACATTAAATTTCGTGCGTCTGACGGGACATTAAAGGATGTTGCTGAATTGGAACAAAGCGACATAGAATATTTGCGAGATGCTTTTAAGGATGCAAGAACAGAAATAGAAGGCGGTGTAGCCCTTTCCGGATTTATAGGTGTACGCGATACGGAACAGAATGTAGCAGCTGCTATGGCCGGTTATAATCCCACCGGAGAATCCGATTATCCGTTGATATTCGCAGGAGCGCAACAAGGGAATGTAGAGTATTACGGATGGACAAGCAATAGCTATACCCATATCTACACCCAAAGCGCGACGCCGAGCAATGGGGATAATTGTTTCGACAATAAAGGCTCTGTCGTAGGAACTGTAACGAATATCGTAGGGGCGCAAATTTTCGCATTATCCACAACGGGCGAAACCTATCAACGCAATACCGGAATCGACTTTACCGCGAAAACGCCCTCTGCAATGGAGGGCAACCGGGCCAAGTTCCGAGTATATAAGGACGGACGATGCGTTTCCAATTACTTTGAAACGAGCGGGTCGTATAAAACGATATATACAAAAACCAACTGCCCGCCTTTGCAATTTACTACGGTGTTGGCAGTTTCCGAAAATTGCTACATGGCCTTGACCGCCGGAGCACAATTCGGGGTTTTAATGGAGGCCAACGAAGACCATAACGGGTATAATTGTGCGTTATATAATTCATCATCATATCCCTGTACGGTCGTAAAGGGTACAAAATCTTCCTATACCCAAGTTGGGGTATTATCTCCCGGTGAGTTAATGGAGTTTGTGAATATTTATGGAACTTGGATTTTACGAAACCATACTCGCTATTCTACGAAGGCAGAAAGTTAGTTTTTAATTTTTTACCAACAAGCGTATTATAATAATACGCAACGGGGTATTTTTGTGTAACTTAATATTTCGACAAAATGAGTACAACAAGAGGGGGCGAAACGGTTTCCGCCCAAATTGGAACAATCGGCCCCATTGAAGGGCTAAGTACGGGTAACTTCAAAATGGAAGATACGCCGTTTAACATTAAGAACGACGGAGAAACCGCCGTCGTTCTTGAAGTAAACCTTTGGGGCATGGAGCCGGGCAAGTTCGTAGCTACGCGCTTCGAAATAGGTTGGAACCCCGAAATAGTCCGCGAGATTAAGCAAACGAGTATTAACGCTACCCTTGTTTGGGGGTACTAAATCTTATACGGCTATGGGTTTATTGATTGGAGTAGGAAACACGAAGCCGACGTTTCCCTACGATTACTACTACGGTATAGAATGGGATTCTAACGTAGCTTCTTCGGCTTGTACCCGAATTGGTCGCCCGGAACTTCACGTTTCGCTGCCTATTCAAAGTAAAATGCGCCGTTGTGTCTTGCGCGACAACGGAACGGTAGCTTATTACCTTCACGCGAACGACAGCACCAAGCGCGATACGGGAGCCGCCGCC